TGAACGACTGAGCGATGTAGGGCTCAGGACGCCAGATGACGTTGTTCGTGCGCTCCATCATCTGTTGGTCGGTGTTGTAAACCGACACATTACGCGACAAAACGAGGGCGTCATTGAAGCCCTCAAGGATAGATTCAAACGCTACGCGTTCTTCTTTGGAAAAGGCATTAGCCATGATGTGCTCCTAAATTGAAAATGAGAATTACTTGTTGCGCTTTTGCTGTTTGTAGGCGAATACCTTTGAATAGTCGCCTGACTTTTCAGCATCGGCGCGCAGCCGATCTAGGGTTGAGTCCACCGATCCAGATATGCGGCCAGTCCCCTGAACCGTCTTTTCTGGTGGAGGTGCCGCTTTGCGATTTGTAACCTTCAATTGAGTCTCCAGTTTTGCAATCGCAAAAGCGAATTTCACGGGGTCGCTGATTGAGGCGAGTTCCTTTGCCTTCTTTGGGTTTTTGCCAAGCGCATAAACCAACAACGCCGGATTGTCTGCACCTTGCAGAATAACGCCTTGCTGCGTGGTATTGAAAGACTCCTGAACGATACCTTCGGCATCGTCGTAATCTTTCACCTTGAGCTCAGCTTTGGCTTTGCCGTAGCCTTGCAGCTTGGCTTGCCATTCCTGCTGTTGCTTTTCAATGTCGGCCTGCACCTTGGCAGCTTGCTCGTCGGCTTGTCGCTTGCGCTCAAACCATTGGGCGAGACTGTTTTCGAACTTCTCGGCGTCATAGTCGAAGTCCTCTAGCGTTGGCTTCTTGCCAATTTCAGGCGCTTTGGGCGCTTGATCTTGGGTCAGCTTGGCTTCGAGTTCCCGATTGCGCTTCTGTAGCTCTCGGTGCGATTTACGCAGCTCGCGTACCCATTCTGGCGCTGGCTTTTCTTCCTCTTGAGGTGGCGCTTCCTCACCGATAGTAACGATCAACTCATCTTCCGCGCTCGCTTCTGGTGTCTCTTCAGCGTCAGGCGCTTGGCCTTCTGCTTCGGTTTCCACTTCGATTTGCGATTCGGTTTCAGGTTGCTCGATTACCTCGTTTTCTGCCGTTTCTGACATAGTTTCCCCATTGATAAACTCACCCCATTAAAGGCCGGGTGGAATGCCCATATTCTGTTGCTGCTGCAAAGCGCCGCCGATTGCTTGTGCAGTTTCGATTGCGGCTTTTTGCTGCGTGGCATCGACATTCGTTAGGGTTTCGATTGTCTGTGCCCTGGTTTGTTCGGATTTTGCCACAGTTAGCACAGTATCCGCTTGTGCTTTCATGGCTTTGGCTTCAGCTTCCTTGGCAGCGCTCATCAAATACATGGCCTGCGGGTCAGGTTGCTGGCCTTGCATCTCGGCTGACATTTGCTCGGCTTCTTGTTCGGTAGCCTTCACAGCGCCCATGCGAACGAGTTTTCCGCGGAAGTATTGCTGCACATCGCTCAAGCCTTCGCCTTCCATGTTCATCATGGCCATGGCAGAAAGAACCCGCATAGTTTCCGGGTCTTGTGTGACTTGCATCATGCCGGTGAGTGCGCGAACCGTAGCCTGGCGCTTGCTGGAACTGCTCGGGCCAACATCCACGGCAATATCGAATTCAGCCTCGCTCAGATCGTTCTCATATTCCAGCTCGCCATCCTTTGACAGAACCGGGCGCATGAGTTCCACCGATTCAATGGCACCGCTAGCCGCCATTGATTTCATTTTGCGGCCTTGCTCTACGAATACGTCTTTTGCCATGCTGAGCCAGATCTCACCTGAACGTTTCACGGCCTTGGCCATGTTGGACATGTAGATGAAGGTTTGCATATCCAGGCGCTGCTGGATCATCTCCACCGCTTTGCCGGAGATATTCGACACCATCTTGTCAGCGCCCTGCTGATTGCCGAGAAGGTCTTGCATGTCCTGCTCTGTGATCTGCAACAGAGCGGCCATTGCCGGCGGTAGGTTCGGGGCTTTGGTGTAAGCGGCTGGCCCGCCGACTACCTGCTGTCCCATGGCATCCGTCACCGGATTTATAAGCAGATACGGAAAATTCTTAATGTTGTCCTCGGCCCACATCATCTGATGCCCTGCGATCTGCTCAGGCGTGAAAATGGGCTTTTCTACAGTCGAAAGCGCGGAGATTTCACCGAGCTTTGAGAGCTGCATGTTCTTCAGGCGCTGCGCGTCTTTGGCCAGGCGCACATGGCCCATGCATCGTTCAATGCCGTCAATGAACCAGCGCTTGCCGTACATCGGCACGATTGGGATATGCTTTCCTGCGATGTACCCGCAGTCTTCCAGAACCGCATTTCCGCTCAGAATGTACTTGCGCACGCGCTTGCGCTTGACCTTCTTCTGACGCACCTCACGCGCGCCGGTGGCCTGCAGTTCCAGAAGCAGCTCGTTTTCGTCGGCCTCTAGCTCGGCATCGGTGTAGCGTTCTTCTTCACCGTCGAGCTTCTCGTAGATGCGGACGGTTTCGCTTGTCTCCTCGATCCTGTAATACTCGGCCACATAGACCAGATCAGGCGTGAGCCAGTCGAATTCATGCTGGAACACATCCTTGGGCCAGCTGGCAGGATCATCGCCCCATTCATCGGCGTATGCTTCACGGGTCATCGCGGTTAGCACATAGCACCGCTTTGAGTCTGCCTTGTCCTGGCGCTTGGCGTTCAGATCAAAGAAAACGCACGAATCAGCGTCGAAGATCGGTTCAATGCGAATCCGCTGCTTCTCGTCGTCCTCGTCTTCCTCGTCTTCATAGACTGTACGCAAGCGCCATGCACCGAAGCCACCGCCTACGGCTTCCTCGAATGCGTTGTCGTATGCTTCATTTGCGCTCGAATCCAGCTCATCGGCGCGATAAAGCCCGTCGCAAGTATCTGCCAGCTTGTCATATTCTGAGTCGCCATCTTTCGGCACAAAGTCAACCGTGATGCGGTTGTTGCGATATTCGTTGATGATGCGAATAACGGCCAGGTGGATCTTATTCACCTCGAACCTGGGCTTGCTCTCGAACTGCTCGCCTAGCTGGCCTTCCCACTGCGCACCGCTTAGGCTATAGAACCGGCGGTCTTGAAGGCATTGCATGCGCTCATCGCGCAAAGCCGATTGAATGGCGTCGAATTCGGCCATTGCCTCGCTGTGAATAGCTGCCCACTTTTCCGCTTTGCTGCGTGCCATAAAAAAGCCCCGAAGTATCGGGGCAGTTTATACCACATTGGAGCGATTATCTCCAAGCGGAGACAGTGGGCACGGCATGAACCATCTGCGGCTTGGCCATGCCGATCTGAGCCCGCCTAGCGCCTTCGCAAGCGTACCGCAGTGCGTCGATAACGTGGTTGTCTTTATCTTCCAGCACCGGCAACACTTGCGATGTGAGCGGGTCAATCTTGTAGCTGTACGCGGTCAGCTCGTCTATTGTGTGTCGGCACCTCGGATGCACGACGATATCGAAAGACTTCAGCCACTCTATACCTTCCTCAACTGAGCGCGGGCCTTTTACGGCTGGCATGATCTTTGGAAATCCATTGCGCCGCATGTGCGAGATAGTCTCAGGCCGTGAGCTGTCGGCCACGATGGGCCAGCGCTCGGAGTCTGGCACCGTCAAGAACAGGCTCGGCGTGTCCATGATCTCACAGCCGATGCGGTAGGCCTCGTGATCTATGTAGAGAGTGCGCCCAACGATGTGACAGCGCACCAGGACAGTCGGGTCAACTGCAAAGCCCCAGTCGGCACCGAAGCGTAGAACCGCATCGGCTGGCGTGTCGAACTCCTCAACGCGCCAGTTTCGGAAAACGCGGGCTTCGGTGTTGCTCAGGTAAGCGCCCTCCCAAACGTGCGCCCACTTGCCAGCGTCACGCTTGCGGTCATATTCCATCTCCTGCCGCAGCACATCAGGAAACCATGGATTGTCTGACCAATTGACCTGGAGAACCACGGAATCAGGTGGCGGATTGTCTCCGCGCAGCAAAGCATCAACCGGATCGGTAGGGCTTGAAGGGTTCCATGTGAAGATGATTTCAGAATCGTCTTTGCGGATTGTTGGCCGCAGAAGTTCCAAACTGCGTGCGCTCAGGCTTTGTGCTTCTTCCACCCAGGCCACGTTGTAACCCTCAAGCGACTTGATCGAATCCGCAGTGTGATTCTGCATCCCCATGAAGATGATCTGCCCGCCGTTCTTTGCCTTAATCCTGGCCTCCTGCACCTCGAAGTGATGCCCGACACCAAGATCCTCAATCTTCATCTCGATCAGCTTCTTGACCGATTGGCTCAGGCTCTTTTGGATTTCACGGATGCACACGATGTCGGTTCGAGCCATGAGCGAGCGCTCGACTATGTATTCAGCGACAAAGTGAGACTTTCCAGAGCCACGGCCGCCGTATGCGCCTTTATAGCGCGCAGGCTTGAACCATGGCTCGGCCCAGGCTGGGGTTTGTATTTGTAGCTTCACTTCTTGACGATCACTCGTTCGATTGTCTGGATTGCCAACGGATTCTGCTGGTCGCCTGACAGCTCTAGCTTGTCGCCGTACCGCTTCGGGTCCCACTTTGCCAGCAACTGCAACCGAGCCCATACGCGGTTTTTTTGCCAGCTCACAAAGCCGGCATCGCTTGAGCCGTGAGCCGTGACAGGCGGAGGCTCGTCAATGATGCGCAGCGCGTCGGTGGCGATGACATCGTGGCCAGCCTTTCGCGCGCGCGCGATGCTTGCGGCCAGCGCTTCGTTCTTCTCCACCCAATCGTACCAAGTATGCAAACCGAGCTGGTTATCTTTGCAAGCATGAGCGAGAGGAATTCCATTACTCACCGCTTCAATAATAGCCTCGCAGACTTTGGCCTTTTCGTCTTCAGTCTTTCGCGCCATTTTCCACCTCGATCAGTTTGTCCAAATAATGCCGGGCTTTGCGTAGGTCTTCAATCCCGCCCTTATCTCGCCACCGTGAAACGTATTTGACGATATTACCCTCAAAGTAGCCGAGATTATTCGAAGCGATGTAATCCCAAGGCTGGACTGATTTGGCCGTGTAGTGCGAGCCGCCGACCTGATGATTGTTTGCGCTCATGTGTTCTCCGAAGTGTATCGCATCTTGCTGGCCAGATGCTCGGCCTTGCGCCTCATGCG